AGATGCTGAGACAGAACTTGCAAACATTTTATCTGCTGAGATCCTTGCGGAAATCAACAGAGAAGTTGTAAGAACTATCTACATCAACGCTGAAAAAGGTGCATCTGCGAACTCTGGAACAATCAATACTACTACAGAAGGTATCTTTGATTTAGATACTGACTCAAATGGTAGATGGTCAGTTGAGAGATTCAAAGGACTAATGTTCCAAGTTGAAAGAGAAGCAAATGCTATCGCACAAAGAACAAGAAGAGGAAAAGGAAATATCCTTATCACATCTTCTGACGTTGCTAGTGCTTTACAAATGGCTGGTGTTTTAGATTACACACCTGCACTTAACAACAATCTAAACATTGACGATACTGGTAATACTTTTGCTGGTGTATTAAATGGTAGATTTAAAGTGTACATAGATCCATATTCAGCAAACCAAGCTGCGAAACAATACTTCGTAGTAGGTTACAAAGGTACTTCACCTTACGATGCTGGTATTTTCTATTGTCCATATGTACCACTACAAATGGTGAGAGCAGTAGGACAAGACACGTTCCAACCAAAAATTGGTTTCAAAACTAGATATGGTCTAGTTGCAAACCCATTTGCACAAACAGGTGCCGCTTCAGGTGCTGTTTCTGCTGTGAACGATGCTGGTTCAGCTAACTCTAACAGATACTACAGACGTGTTCAAGTAACGAACATTATGTAATCTGTTAATACAGAAAACTTTAAAAGGCGGGGCCTAAAAAACCTCGCCTTTTTTATATCTAATAAATACTACTATGAAAAAAATACTAATTCAATATCTTTACATATTTGTAATAGCAGCATTATTTTTGTTTATTTTTACTTGGGCAAGTGCATGTGAAACTAACAAAACGGAACAAGTATTATGTAAAGAAGGACAGGTAACTACAGAACAAGAACCCTGTGTAGAAAAACTAGAAGAAAATGGTAATATTAATGCTGTTGTAGAGGGTATTATCAAACTTGGTGAATCAAAAGCGCTTCCTAGATAACATATAAATAGTATTATGACAACATTAAATTCTTTATCACGTCAGCCAACAAAACTTGATTATGCGTCACCAACGCAGTTTAAGTTTAGTATTATCAAATTACCTAAAGTAGAATATTTTTGTACAGCAGTAAATATTCCTGGTATTACACTAGGTGGTACAATGGTACAATCAACACCTTTAAAAGACATTCCAATACCTGGTGAGAAACTAACTTATGAACCATTACAAATGACTTTTTTAGTAGATGAGAATTTAGAGAACTTCCAAGAAATACACGGTTGGTTAGTAGGTTTAGGATTTCCAAGAGATCATTCAGAATTTCAAAATTTAGTCACATCTGGTAATGATAGATTTCCAGCAAAGACTACACAAACAAGTACAGAAATAGGTAAAGTAAAATATGGCGCTGCGAATACAGGTGGTACATATTCTGACGCTACATTAACTGTATTATCAAGTAAAAATAATTCACAAGTAGAAGTAAGATTTAGAAACTTGTTTCCTACTGGTTTAACAGGACTACAATATAATCAACAAGCCGCTGATGTTGACTACTTAACAGCAACGGTATCATTTAGTTATGAAATATATGATTTTGCGACAACAGGCTCGTCAACAACGAGTGTAACTACATCATAATCTTTACAAAATAAGGTTTTTATGATATACTATATAATAAGGAGTGAATATGACATTAGAAGAATTACAAGAACAGGCTGATAAAGACCTTAAAATAAATGATACTGAATTAGATTTAGAATCATTAAAAACACCACAATTACACAATCAATATTTAAAACACTTAACAAAGTATAAGTTAATGTTAAGTCGTAGTGAAACTGAATATAATATACTTAAAAGAGAAAAGTGGGAATACTATACTGGTAAAGCAGATCCAAGTGTTTACGCTCAAAAACCTTTTCAATTCAAATTATTAAAAACAGATGTTGACAAATATTTAGAATCAGATAATGAATTACAAAAGTTAAAACAAAAAGTAGATTACATACAAACAACAGTAGATTTTTTAGATAGAACAATTAGACAAATATCCAATCGTGGTTTCACTATTAAAAATGCTATTGATTGGAGGAAGTTTACTAGTGGCGCTATCTAATAATGACAGTAACCAGATATATTATCATAGATAAAGTAAACGAAGTCTATCTTAAAATAGAAGCAGATGCTGATATTAGACGAGAGATAGGAGAGTTTTTTACATTTGAAGTTCCTGGTTATAAGTTTATGCCTCAATATCGTAATAGAGTTTGGGACGGTAAAATAAGATTATTTAATTATGCTAGTGGTAAAATATACGCTGGTCTATATCCTTATATTTTAAATTGGTGTAAAGACAATGATGTACAAGTTGTTGATGGCACTAAAATACAAGAAACTAAAGTTGATGATAAGAAAGTTGAAGATTTAATTAAAGCGCTTAAACTTCCATTTGAAGTTAGAGATTATCAAAAAGAAGCATTCAAATATTCAGTACAAAAAGATAGATGTTTATTACTATCTCCCACAGCATCTGGTAAATCTCTCATAGTCTATCTTATGTTGATATTTAATCTATTACGACTAAAAGATACAAAACAAGACAAAATCCTGATTATAGTGCCCACTACATCGCTTGTAGAGCAGTTATTTAAGGACTTTAGAGATTATGGATACAATAGTGAAAGAAATGTACATAGGATATATTCTGGCCACGAAAAAGAAACAAAGAAAAGAGTTATTATTTCAACTTGGCAATCTATATACAACTTACCTAAAAAATGGTTTAGTCAATTTGGTATGATAGTAGGTGATGAAGCTCATTTATTTAAAGCAATGTCATTAAAGAAGATAATGGAAAAGATGGATAAATGTAAATACAAAATAGGACTAACAGGTACACTAGATGGTACAAAAACACATAAACTTGTATTAGAGGGATTATTTGGTAGAGTAAATAAAGTCGTATCTACAAGTGAATTACAAGAAAAGAAACAATTAGCAGAATTAAAAATATTATGTTTAGTATTACAACACGATCAGACAGCTCGTCATTTTTTAAAAGATAAATCGTACCAAGAAGAAATGGATTATTTGGTTTCTAACGAAAAAAGAAATAAATATATAAGGAATCTATGTCTTTCATTACAAGGCAATTCTTTATGTTTATTTCAATACGTTGAAAAGCACGGTGAGATTCTTAAAGAATTAATCGAAGATAAAGCACAAGATAAAAAAGTGTTTTATGTACACGGAGGTGTAGATGCTGATGTTAGGGAAGATATTAGAGCGATTACTGAAAAGTCCAATAACGCTATCATTATTGCTAGCTATGGTGTCTTTTCCACTGGGATTAATATTAGGAATCTTCACAACATTGTTTTCGCTTCCCCTAGCAAATCTCGTATTAGAAATTTACAATCTATTGGTCGTGGCCTTAGGTTGAAAGATGATAAATCTTCGGCTACTCTATATGATATTGCTGATGATATATCTTATAACGATAAACCCAACTATACATTACACCACTTTAAAGAAAGAATAAATATATACAATGATGAAGATTTTAATTATGAAATCCATAATGTGGAGTTAACAAATGACAGAAAAACAAACACCTAGTCCACTTAAAATAATCAAACTTATTAATGGTGATGATATAGTTTGTGTTTTACCTAAAGAACAATTAGGTGAGAAATCTCCAATGTTAAGATTATCAAAACCTTTACAAATAAAATATGTTCCTCAACTTACTCCACAAGGTATAAAAGACTATGTGGCTTTAATAAAGTGGGCGGCATATACTTTAGATGAAATTGTAACTATTCCAAAAGATAAAATAATGACGATTACAAACGCCTCTAACTCTATGATAACTAGTTATTTTCATCTTATAAAAGATTATACAAAAGAAGAAAAGGTTATGAAAGATGACCAGTATGAAAGAACAAGATTTAGTGATAAACAGAATGCCGAAATAAATGAAATATTTGATGAAGAAGATGACGATTATGATATTCCTAAAAAGACTCTACACTAGCTTATAGTATCCTCTATCAACGCTCAACACGCTTCATTATATACATTTTTTATCAAAAGTCAACCCTGATATGAAAAAAAGTGAATGGAAAATAATTGTAACATATAATAGTGACAACCCTATGAAATATTGCGAATATACATACTTCTTTAAAGGTACACAAAGAACACTTGAAAAAACAATTTGGAAACACTATAATAATAACTATGAAGATTACGGCAAAGCGGAAGCTGTAGAAGTAGAATTAATTAAGGATTAACAAGCTCAAAACATTGACATTTTGATACAAATATAGTATATTATAATTATGGCAGCAAAAAAAGAACATTACGTAAATAACAAAGATTTTTTAGAGGCAATGAAAGCCTATAAAAAAGAAGTAAATAAAGCAAAGA